CTCGGCAATTTATGAGGCCTAATGAAAAGGCTTTGGCGTTTATGGGCTAAAGCACTAGGTGAAAAATCAGGTGCTACTGATCGAGAAGCTGATTCAGTAGCACTTGTTCGTACAGTTATCATACTGATCTATATTATCACAAACCTGTTTATTATCGCTGGTGTCATCAGACATTGGTAAATAATAATATGCGTACATTTAACATTAACTCCCTTACGATCGGCAATGACCTTCCGTTCGTTCTTATAGCTGGTCCTTGTCAGATAGAAAGTCAAGAACATGCGGAAGCTACCTGTGCTAGACTTATTGCTATCACTGCGTTGCTTGGTATTCCTTTAATCTATAAAAGCAGTTTTGACAAAGCCAATCGAAGTAGTATTACCACTAAACGAGGCGTTGGCATCAAGGAAGGCTTACAAATTCTTAATGGCATCAAACATCAGTTTGGTGTGCCTGTTTTAACCGATATTCACGAATCATGGCATGCCAAAGAATGTGCAGAAGCCGGTATAGACATACTACAGATCCCAGCGTTTTTATGCCGGCAGACTGATCTGTTATTGGCCGCAGGCGAAACTGGCTGTGCTATTAATGTCAAGAAGGGACAGTTCCTTGCACCGCACGATATGAAAAATGTTGCGGCAAAGATTGCTTCGACTGGTAATGAACGCATCATGCTATGCGAAAGAGGATACACTCATGGGTACAATAATCTTGTTGTGGATATGCGTAGTTTGCCTATTATGGCAAGCACCGGGTATCCAGTGGTCTTTGATGCCACACATTCTGTACAACAACCTGGCGGAATGGGGGAAAGATCTGGAGGCGATAGGACCATGGTCCCGTACTTGGCGAGAGCTGCTATAGCCACTGGATGTGTTTCTACGTTATTCATGGAATGCCACGAAGACCCAGATAATGCACCTAGCGATGGTCCTAACATGATCAAGCTAGACGATTTGAGCGAAATACTAAAAGACTTGGTGGCCATAGATGGAATTGTCAAAAGAAGAGCGTAAGCAACAAAAAGCTCTGCGTCGTATGGAAAAAGAAAGACTGGTAGTACAGACCACCGGTACCCAAATTACCATATTGTGTGTGAGATTTGGTAATAGATATGGTCGCGAATATGTAGAAAGACTACGGAATATGGTAGCTAGACACATGACTATTCCCTACGAGTTTGCCTGTCTCACCGACGATCAACATCCAATACCTGGCGTTAGATCAATCTATCAACAGAATGCCGGCTATTCTAAAGGTTGGTGGCATAAAGTTCACATGTTCGATCACAAACTTCCATTAGCTGGTAGAATATTATACTTTGATCTAGATGTGGTTATACACGATAATATAGATAAGTTAGCCATGATGTTTAAAGATCAGTTCATGGGCATACACGATTTCAATCGCAAGTTCTTTGCCAATTGGAAATATCTCAACAGTTCAGTCATGGCCTGGGATCACGGAAGTCAAAATTACATCTGGGATCAATTTAAATCCAATCCTAAAGAGGCCATGCGTCTGCAAGGAGATCAAGATTGGATTTGGAAGCTAGGTAAAGACAGGATTAGATTTTGGCCTAGGGAGTGGATACAGAGTTATAAGTGGGAGATCCGCAGTCGAGAAGAATTGACCATGGTCGAAGGTAAGAGAAAGTTCAAACAAGAAGATCATGCCATACAACTGCATCCAGATTGTTGTGTTACTGTATTCCACGGTGATCCAAAACCTCAAGATGTTAAAGATAAATTTGTAGTTGACAACTGGTGCTGACGATGCTATAATAGTTGTATGACTATTACTACTCGTGAACAACTATCCGACCTGCTGCACACCGGCGAGTGCATTGTAGAATTTACCAAAATAAATGGCGAAGTACGTACAATGCCTTGTACACTCAATGAATCATTGATACCTCCGCCTCCTGTACACAAAACCAACACAGATAATCCCATCGACTTTCCGATTCCTAAGAAAGAAAAGAAACAGAATCCAGAAGTAATGAGTGTTTGGTGTTTGGACAAAAAGGAATGGCGCTCCTTCCGCATCGCCAATGTGATTTCAGCGAAAGCTAAAGATGACAACATCGCAGTATAAAAAACTCGAAGACGGTTCTATGGACGAAATTGATGCCGCAGTATGGAGTGGGGACACTTTCCACAATCGTGCTAACATTGCAGCCTTTCGAGAAATGATGGTCCGCTGGGAACGCGGTTTGAAAATGTGTGAAGACATCCTTAGTGAGGTACCCGAGAATGATTAAGCGTATTGGATTTGCCTGTAAGTGGATCGACGGTCCTAGCCAAATTAATGGCATTAATATCAAAGACGACTGCAAGAAATATAACACAGGATCTACCACAGTGGCCTGGTTAAATAGACAGACCAAGGATGTGGCCACTGAAAGACTCTGGTCCTTAATGGAACAGAATATCGAGTCATGCCGCTTGCTTGTAGAACGAGTAGGGAGTTTAGATGAAAATCTTAGAATGGTACGACTCAGCAGCGATATCCTTCCTGTGTACACTGAGCCAACTTGGAGTTGGTTTTGGCGGACTCCCGATGTCCGAGCCTATTGCGAAAGAGCATTTCGAACCGTGGGCGATCTGGCCCGCAAGAATAACGTTAGGCTTAGTTTCCATCCTGGTCAGTTTACTGTCTTGGCTAGTGATAACCCGGGTATTGTAGAACGTTCAATAGAGGAATTTGAATATCATGTGGACATGGCTCGCTGGATGGGGTATGGTAAAACGTTTCAAGATTTTAAGATCAATGTTCATATCGCTGGCCGACAAGGCCCAGCCGGTATCCGTAGTGCTTTGGCACGGATGACTCCGGAAGCAAGAAATACCCTTACAATCGAAAACGATGAAATGACTTGGGGGATCGATTCCAGCATTGAACTAGTCAATGACTGTGCATTGGTTATGGACATTCATCACCATTGGATTAAAACTGGAGAATATATTGACCCGAATGATGACCGTGTTAAAAGGATTATTGATAGTTGGCGTGGTGTTAGGCCTGTTATACATTATAGTGTTTCACGGGAAGACGTTGTTATTGACCATGCCACAGACACCTTTCCCTCCCTTGATGCGCTGATCGAAAGCGGACACAAGAAGGCAAAACTCAGGGCTCATTCAAACTTCTATTGGAATACAGCAGTAAATGAATGGGCACTGAGTTTTAGAGATCAGTTCGATATCATGTGCGAGAGCAAGGCTAAGAACTTAGCCAGCTTTGCACTTTACGAACAGAGTCTTAAGCTGCCGGCTTAGCTTTTGGTTTTTTAGGAGCAGGTGGCTTCTTAGCTGTCGCTGGCTTTTTTGGGGCTGCTTTCTTCGCAGGAGCGGCCTTTTTCTGTGGCTCTACTTTTGCGGCAGGTGCCTTTGCTTCTTCGACCACCGGTGTTGGTACTGCGACTTCAACCACAGGCGCTGCTTCTACCTTATATGGAACTTCCGCAGTTTGTTCTGCTGGCTTAGAACCAAATAGTTTCTTTAATAAACCGATCATATTAAAATCTCCTTAGGAATTTATTTAGCGGTAAATACAGCATGACACTACATTTTATTAAAAGTTTGACTGAAAGCGCCGATAGACGAGAAATCAAACAGAACAAACTTACTTTTGCCAAAGACGAACTAGATCCTGTTATGAGTGAAGCAACTATCAAATATCACTACGACGGTCTGGCTTCTAAATACTTTGAAAGATACAATGCAGGCGAAGGCGATGCTAAATTTAACTTTGGCGGTGGCATGTTGCACAATCTATTTTTCGGAAACTTGACCCCGGCGCGAGCTGCTAATAAACCCTCGGGGCTCAGTAAATCTTTAATAGACAGCAAGTATGAAAATTTTGACAAATTCAAAGAAGCTGTAGAGAAAGAAGCTATGGCTATTCAAGGGTCTGGTTGGGTATATATGGACACTGCGGGTAAGCTGCATACCATTCCAAATCACGAATATAAGAAAGATATGAAAATTGCATTGTTGATAGACTGGTGGGAACACGCTTGGGCGTTGGACTATCAACAAGACAAAGCCAAATACCTCAGCAATATTTGGCGCATCATCAATTGGGATATTGTTGATGCTAGACTCGCTGATAACAAGGAGCAATAATTATGTTAGAAACATTATTTTGGTTTGCGCTTGGCGCATTTGTAGGATGGAATTTTCCGCAGCCTGAGTTTGCAAAAACTATACAGGCTAAGGTACTAGGCATGTTTAAAGGAAAGTAATATGGCATACTCAGATAAAGTTATAGATCATTACGAAAACCCTCGAAACGTCGGTAGCTTTTCTAAGGATGAAGTGGGCGTGGGCACCGGTATGGTTGGTGCCCCTGCTTGCGGCGATGTAATGAAACTACAGATAAAGGTAGACGATGATACAGGTATTATTACAGATGCAAAATTTAAAACGTATGGCTGCGGATCGGCTATCGCGAGTTCGAGTCTCGTTACAGAATGGCTCAAAGGAAAAACCCTTGACCAAGCAGGCACAATCAAAAACTCCGAAATCGCCACAGAACTAGCATTACCGCCAGTTAAGATACATTGTTCTATCCTAGCAGAAGATGCTATCAAGGCAGCAGTAAAGGATTACAAAGAAAAGTATGATCTCGTTAACTGAACTTGCTGCATCAAAAGTCAAGAAGAATCTAGAACGCAGAGGCAACGGTGTAGGTATTCGTGTTGGAGTAAAAACTACAGGTTGTTCCGGACTAGCCTATGTTATAGAGTACGTCGATGTGCCTAGCACCGTGGATATTAGTTTTGTCAGCTACGGGGTACATGTATTCGTAGATCCAAAAAGTCTAGCCTACATAGAAGGTGTAGAAATGGATTGGGTCCGCAACGGACTCAACGAAGGGTTTGACTTTAAGAACCCACAAGAACGCGATCGTTGCGGATGCGGAGAATCATTCCGAGTTTAGATTAATGTTTACCGCAGAAAACTATCCTAAAAAATTAGATACTGTTATTACAAATCCGGAGCTGATCTACGTCTTTGACGATGTTGTCAATGTCAACGAATTGGCGACTATCGGAGCAGTCGATTGGGAATCTAGATCTTGGGTAAATGGCTATGACAGTTGGCCAGATCCTTCTGGAAAAAATATGCCTGCAGGGGATATGCTGTGCAAAAAAATGGTAGATTGTATTAGACTCCTAGATAGAAAGGCTAGGATTCAATCGCACGTGGGATCATATTATGTGCTCAGAGACCAAACCAACGAACTATTAGAAGATAATATACATCGAGATTATTACGATTTCCAATTTGCGTGGACTGGCGTATTTCATTTGATCGGAGATTCGGGCCCCACTTTTTTTTATAGAACGTTTGATTCGGTAGAACCGATGAAATCTGTAGATTTCAAACCCGGTCGATTAATAATTTTTCCCTCATTGTATGCTCATAAAGCTGGACTGACCGATCCGGGATCTCTAAGATTAGTACATTCAATAAGGCTGATTCTAAAAAGCAAACTCAATGAGCGGTACTACGAGTGTTGCCAAGATTAGAACTTGCCCACTGGTAAATCGACACTGGCTGGCATATCCCAGATTTTCTTCTGCTCCACTCCTTTACGCTGGGCAAATCTTTTTGCATCGCATTTTAAACAGACATGGAAATAGTTGTTGCTCAATCTTTTTCTATCGATGTGTTTGAGATCTCGCGTAAATGCTTCATCACAGTTATCGCAACGTAGCAACGCTATAGATTTTTTGCGAGTATAGTGATGTTCAATCCCTAGCTTACTGAGCCTAACGTATTGATTAAGTTGGATTTCTATTTTAAGGAACATTCTGTATTTACATTCGGCTTATAAAACTTTGGACTAAATAGTAGAGCAACCATAAATCTTAGGATCAAGACATGGCAAGAAAAATTATTGACACCGGAGTTGTAGGCAACGACGGCACAGGCGACAGTATTCGCGACTCGTTTAGAAAAGTAAACGACAACTTCCGAGAATTATACAGCTCACTAGGGCTAGGAGAAAATCTTTCATTTATTGGATTAGATGATGCTCCAAATTCCTACGTGGGACAAAACGACCCGACTACCGGTTCGACACCGATAGTTACTATCAATAACACCGAATCCGGGTTGGCCTTTAAACGGCTAATACCTGGAACTGGTATTAGCATAGACTTCACATCGAACCCCAACGAAATCGCCATTAATTCTGATTTCGCTGCGATCGTTAATGATCCAAATCCTCAACTCGGCGGAGATCTAAGCGCACAGTCAGGCGGTGCTCAACATAGAATTATCGATCTAGGAACTACATCAATTCCCCTAGACCCTATATTTTCACACGAAGCGGTCAGCAAATACTATGCAGATCTAAAACTTTCTCGGGCAGGAACTAATACGATAGACCCGGCAACTGGATTGACCAATGCCGCTGCTGGAAGAATGACTGGTCCGTTGATTTTAGCTCGTGATCCGGAGCCGGATGATGACGAAATTTATGATGGACTGATTGCTGCAACCAAACGATATGTTGACAATGCTGCTTTTGGATCTGTTGCTAACTTATATGTTGCCACTTCAGGACAAGATGATCGGGTGGGAGTAAGTCCGGAATTGCAAGGCCGTGCATTGGCCTATGCATATCGAACCATCGAAGCTGCTTGTAAACGTGCAGAAGAATTAGTACTAGAAGCACGTCAAGAGATTGGACCTTATAAGAAAGTTCTTACCTATGCTAATGGTACTGAAACTTGTTCACTATCGGCGATTGGAACATCCCCTAGTTCTGGATCAGGGTTTGCTGCGACTCCGTTGATGAGTGTTGATACAGTTTCTATCAATATTCCGGGTGCCAATTACTATGTGGGAGATGTATTAACACTATCCGGTGGAACTGTATCTATTGGTGGCCAGGCCTGTACCCTTGAAGTTCTAACCACAGCTACCACACCGGGTGCAATTTTAACCTTTAGAATTTTGTCAACTGGTGTTTATACTGCGATCCCCGGAGCAACCAATGTAGCAACTACTATTACTACATCAGCAGCACCTAGTGGGATTGGTGCAATTGGTCTAGGCGGAACTGTTAACATTACCTATAAAGTTAATAATGTTTCAATCTCAAACGGTGGATCGGGATACAGCTTGGTATCAGTACGTATCACTGGCGGAGGAGGCACCGGCGCATTTGGTACAGCCAATGTCGATGCCGGAGTTATCAGTGGTGTAAGCATCACTGATCAAGGATCTGGATTTACATCTGTTCCTACAGTAGTCGCTGATCTTCCTAGATTTTTGATATTCACAGCAGGACAGAGAACGGATTTTACTGGAGACGTTCTTACAAATACTCCTCAGGCTTTTAGAGGAAGAGACATACGAGAAGGGCTATTCTTAAGAGGTGAAACTTCAGGTGCTCTGGCACAGATACTTGCACACAGCGGAGAACTAGATACCTCAGGTAATGAGATTTTTGATGTTGATATCAAGTACGGTTCATTCCAGATAGGTGAAGCCATTGCCTACGGTGATGTTTCTAAAAGCATACAGATCACAATTTTATTAGAAAGTGGTATCTACGAAGAAAACTTTCCTATTAAACTTCCACAGAATACGTCAATTGTCGGAGACGAATTTAGACGTTGTATCATAAGACCAAGACCAGGAACTTCATCAAGTCCGTGGGCATTCTTGAAATTTAAACGAGATCTAGTAATTGATGGGCTACCCACTGCTTCTCAAGAATTCGGCTATCATTATCTAGATGATATTACACAACCAGTTTATCCTAAGATCGATAATGGCGGTGATTATAGATCAGCTGCTGCATTGTTGACACTGAATCGCAGCTTCATACAAGAAGAAACTATTCGATGGATCGACGATCAAATTGATAGAAACATAGCGCCATTTACTAGTTCATTTGTCTATGACAGCAATATCTGCAAAAGAGATGTGGGATTGATTGTTGATTCGTGGGTGTTCGATCTCAAGTACGGAGAGTATAATAGAACGATTTCTGCGGGATTAAAATATTATCAGAATGCCAGCGGTTTAGTTGCTATTGGTACTCAGCTTTCTCAGACTATCGCAGGCATACAGAGAGCAAGAGCACTAGCACAGTTTGTGATTTCCAATACGCTAGTCAGTCCTGCTTACCAAAACTTATATCCACAAATCATCGACAACGCATATACAGCCGAGGTTGGCTCTGCTACTGTGATCAATACGTTGACCAGTGTGCTAGTAGATGTGATTGATGGATCAGGCAGTGTTAACTATCCAAAAGAAAATAATCAGATGGATGTATTCTTGGCCAACGATGCTGTTCGTTGGCAGGGTATTACCTGTCAAGGTCATGGCGGATTCATGCTTACCCTCGATCCCACAGGACAGATTCTTGCTAAATCACCCTATGCTCAGGAGTGTGCATCTTTTTCCAAGAGTATAGATGCACAGACATTCGCAGGTGGTATGTTTGTAGACGGATTTTCAGGAAATCTACAGTTCCAAATAACAGCTAAAATTTCCAGCACCAGACTAGAAGTCGGCGGACTAGACAGACTGCCCAACCTTCCATGTTCTTTTATCGTTGAAGACACAGTTTATCGAGTAAACTACATTAGAGATTATGAATACGGCACGGCTGGATCAACAGCTACATTCATCCTAGATGAGACTACTCCTTGGAATTTTGATGTATTCACATACAACGACGACATCTGTTCTCGAGATGTGGGCCTTATCATCGACGGACTTGGCTATGACATTGTTTTAGGAACCAACTATCATCAGAGAAAATCTGGTTTAAGTTATAGACTGGCCAATGCCGCTGTAGTCATACAGGATCAAAGATTAATCACAGTTCGTGCTATAGACTACGCACACGAATTGGCAAAAACTTATATTCCCACATACACTAGTCAACAACTTGATGTAGATACCAGTGCT